GCCGACATTTTACCTTTGGCAATATTTTTAGCGTGTCTTGCCTTAAAACTACGTCTTTTTGACTTATCTGCTTCTGATTCGCCCTTTCTTGGTGGTTTAGTGTCTGCCCCTTGCGCTCCGAATCTAATTAATTTTATCTTGTCACCTTCTTTCGCCAAAACTACATGAGACTTTGTTGGGTGTGATGGAGTTCTTTTTGGTTTATTAAAAGCAGATAAACCAAACCTTTTAAGTCTCGGATCTTTGCTCATTTGCCTTTTCTTCTCATAGCCATGTTATGAGCTTGTGTAAAACTCATACCCTCTCTCATTTTACGTTTCATGTATTCCATGTGAGCCTTTGTATGCCCATGTGTTTCCTGATGCTTTTTAAGAGTGTTCTTTTGTCTGGTAGTTAGTTTCACAGTTACCTCCTTTTGTTGTACTTAGTATATATAGACGCATCTGCTGTTCTTGCCTTATCTCCTCTCATGTAACTATTAACTCTGCCAAAAGACCAAGCTTGCATTGTCACATTTCTTGACCCACCAGATAAATATGCTCCCTGTCCTTTGCGGTAAACCTCTGCAAGCTCACCATAAAAGAATCTTGTACCGTCAGCCTTTTTTTTAAGTGCTTTTTTTACGCTTTCGCTTAGTGGTTTTCTTCTTTTTCTTTGTGGTGACATTTTGAGCAACCCTTGATTTTTGTACAGCTTTTATATCAATAAACTCTCCTTTCCTGTAGGCTTCAGCAGTCCTTTTGATTTCAGCCGCTTTCGCAGCCCTGTTTTTAGAACCAGATAAGTATTTTTTAGCAATACCTGTCTTTTTGTCCTTAGGAACTCGCCTTAGTTTCTTCCTTTTCACTTGTTACCTTTTTAGATTTTTTAGGTGCTGAGGTTTTTTTTGGTTCTTCTTGTCCTTGAACCTTAAAAATATATCCCATTACTTTTTGCCTCCCTTCTTTTTCTTCTTTGACTTTGGTTTCATAGTAGAACCATATCCAACACCTTTAGGCATAACAATAAAAGTAGCTGCCTTTATATTACTTCCTTTTGCGGTTCTTAGCTGTTTTTAAAACAAAGCTTTTTAACCAACAGCAGTATTTTAGTAACCATTGGTAATTCCTACAGCAGTATTATGAGTACCGCTTGTATTTCCTACTGCTGTATTCTTGTCACCCTTTGTATTTCCAATAGCGGTGTTATATATACCAATGGTAATTACCTACAGCAATATTATAGTAACCTGTTGTATAAAGTAAAATCATTGGTATCACTAACTTTTAGCAAATAAATCCTACTGCTGTATTCTTGTTACCAGACGTAAAACCTACTGCTGTGTTTTATGCACCACTTGTAATTCCTATAGCAGTGTTATTAATGCCATTAGTATTTCCTACAGCAATATTATACGAACCATTTGTATGCACTAAAACCCTTACTGCTACTGTTTTTTTATAGTAAAACCTATAGCTACATTATATGTACCAGTTGTAATGCCTACAGCAGTATTATTGTTACCAATGGTATTTACCAATAGCTGTGTTTTTGTCAGTAGTTGTATAACCAACTGCTGTATTATGCTCACCACTTGTAGCAGTTGAAAGCCTTGCAATAACTACGTTTTGTGTAAAATAACCGATTGCTGTGTTTTACTTTCATGCAGTCTAACCAACTGCTGTATTATTCGTACCAATAGTATTTCCTACTGCTATGTTCTGATAACCTTTTGTATTTCCAATAGCTGTATTATGTGTACCATTAGTAATTACCAATAGCAATGTTATAGTAACCTGTCGTATAAAGTAAAACCCTTAACACCACTAGATTTTACAAAACAAATCCTACTGGTGTATTATTGATACCTTTGGTGTTTACCAACTGCGGTGTTTTAGTTACCTATAGTAATTCCTATTGCTGTATTATATGCACCAGTCGTAATTCCTATAGCAGTGTTTCAGTAACCCTTTGTATTTCCGATAGCTGTATTATTAGCACCTTTGGTTTTTCCAATTGCTGTGTTCTTGTAACCAATAGTATTTCCGATAGGAATATTATTGTTACCAGTTGTATATACCAAAACCCTTGCAACGAGTAAGATTTTTTATTAATAACCAATTGCTGTGTTCTTGTAACCAATAGTATTTCCTACAGCAGTATTATAAACACCATTGGTAATTCCTATAGCAGTGTTTTAAATACCAATAGTATTTACTTCTTTTTGCGTTTTTTAGCACTTGATAATGCGATAGCCTGTGCTTGTTTTAATGTTTTACCTTCCTTCATCAGCAAACGTATGTTTGCAGATATAAACTTCTGTGATTTGCCTTTTTTAAGTGGCATCAACTCATTAAAAACTTTTGTACAAGCTTTCTTTCTTCTTTTGTTGTAGCGTCAAGGATAACACCTTCTCCAAGTTTTATAAGCATTTTCTTTTCATATCCTGAGCTTTTTTTAATTGCATCTGCAAGCTTCTCAGGAACAGTTTTATCTTCTGGAAATCTTTGAGTTAAAGCTAAAGCATCATCTAAGTTCATAAAAGTTTTAAGGCATTGTCCAAAGTTTCCTCTACCCAAGTATAAAGTCGAGGAGCTATGTCTTGTAACCCATCAGGATCAAGAACATAACAAGTAAATGATTCAGCAAATAGTTCTCTTGGGTTTTTTCTGGAATATCCTGTGACATATTTCATGCCACCAAGTTTCCTGTATTTATTTCCAAGAACATCTGCTCCACTTCCTTTGAAATGAACCTGATGTCCTATTTCGTGAATCATAGTCGTTATCCATTCTAAATCCTCTCCTACATTTTCGCCAGTAACGAAAAATTCTCTTTTTGGTGTAGGTGCTGAATAATCTCCATTTTTCCAATAATCTGCATAAGCTTTATTCTGTTTAAGCAATTCATTTGTTTTTTGTTTTATTTTTAATGCATTTGCTTTTGTAATTTTTGATGAGCCTGTTCTTACTTGTGTTTGAACATTTGTAGTCAATATTGAAGTATATCCATCATTACCACCCCCCGCTGGTCTGAAGTATGCCTCAAAAGTGTCTCTAAAATTCTTATTAGCAAGACTTTTTGCTTTTAAAGCTTTTGTCTCAACTTTCATTCTTGCGTTCATTAACATACCTTGATATTTCGTTGTAAATTTATCAATAAACTTTTCAGTAGTATTTAATGAAGCATCAAAAGCAGCTTTATTTTTTGTGACAATTCTTTCAAATAATTTATCTGTGTTTAATGTATCACCTCGCAAATTCAAGCTATTTAACAAACGTGACTTATCCATAAATTTCCTTAACTTTTTAGTATTAGCTTTTACTTTTCCTCCAACAGCTTCTAAGCCATTTAAGCTGTCATCAACAAATTGCTGAACTGTTGTTCCATAACTATCTTGTAAATATTTCTCTAAACTTTCTGATGCGACTGCTGTAGAACCTTTAATAGTCTTTGGTTTTGGTTCTGGCTTTGGTGTAAGTATTGGCTTTGGTGTTGCAGCAACAGCCTTTCTTGCAGTATCTGTAATTTTATCGGCAAACTTGCCATATTTATCTTGTAAGTAAGCCAAACTCCTTGTTTGACCATCATTTCTAACAATTTGCCTTATTGCTGTTTGTCCAGATCCAGATTTTGCCGCCAGTCTATTAAAAAAAGCAGCTTTCTTTACGCTGCCAAGAGTTTCAATTTGAATTTCACTTGGTTTAAATTTGCCTATTCTTTGACTATATAACCAATCCCCATAAGCTGTCCCTTGCGGAACTCTGCCCGTAGCTGATGGTCTGGTGTCAAACTGTGTTGCTGGCGGCTTTTCAAGGTTAGGATATTTTTTTTGTAAACCATCAAAGTCCACAACAGGGACAGTAGTAGATCGACAATTAAAATGTTGCGGTGGTGTCGGGCCATTGTTGTAATCAAACTTTTGTCCATCAAGTCGCTGACAAATAGGACTTGTTTTAGAATCCAGCGTTGCAACATACTCATATTTAGGTGATACCTTTTTATTTGCTGCATAAACAGCCTGTGATGCCTGATTTGTTACTTGATTTACAGATGTTCTAACAATAGTCTGAATCTGATGATTAGCCAGTTTTGTTAATTCACCACCAGCGGCAGCAATTTGTTTGACATTACCTTTTTGAGAAAAGCTTAGTCTGCCAATTAATCGCCTACTAATCTGATCTAATGTCTCACCAGAAAAGACTCCTGACCTGACAGCTAAATCTAATTTCTGTGCTGAGGATTCCGCTATGCCTCTAAATGCTTTTTGTACTGTATTGCCATTCGGAAGTGTTATCGCTGCTCCTTGTTGGGCTGTAAGTCTAAACTTTCCAGATCCAAACTCTTTGAAATTATCTTCCGTAAACGCTTTGCTGGTAAATATATTTACTTCAGATGGGTCAGTCATTAC